AACTGAAGTCTATTGCGATGGAACCAGCGGTTTTTATGCTGGCGTAACCGGTTCAGCTGGTAACTTTACAGTAAATGGTAACCTTAAATCTACAGGCGTTACAGATACCGGAAATTTGTCAGTAGGCGGGAACTTTAGTGTTGCCGGTACAACTACTTTATCTAGCACTGCTACAGGAATAACTGTATCAACTGGCGATGCCTCTACCAATTTAGCTACTACAGCTTTTGTACAAAATACAGTAAATTCATTAACCGTATTTCCAGCTGGCTCAATTGCTATGTGGCCTACCACCACTGCGCCAAGCGGGTTCTTATTATGTAATGGTACTGCAGTATCTCGTACAACTTATTCTACTTTATTTAGCGTTCTTGGTACTACCTTTGGTTCTGGTGATGGATCAACTACATTTAACCTACCAAACTACGCAGATAGAATGCCAATTGGTACAGGCACGATTGCAACCTCTATCGGACAAACTGGCGGTTCTCAGACTACAACTCTGACTACTTCTAACTTACCTGCCCACAGCCATAGCGCTTCTGTAACTGACCCCGGTCATACACACCCACCTCCTTCTAACTTTAGTCAGTATGCTGGATATGGCGTTTCTCCCGGTAACTCATCTGGACCAAATAATACTTTCCAAGGCGCAGGTGCTACGGGTTCTGCGGTAACCGGCATTTCTGTGGCTATTGGTAATACTGGTTCTGGTACGGCTGCCACTACGATTTCTCCATACCTCGGTATTAATTTCATCATTAAGACTTAAGGAACGGTGCAGAAAAGTGAACGCATATGGATCCGTTTGGTTTAACAGAAGGAGCAAAGACTCTAAGTAAAAGCTTGGACGCAAGTCGTGAAGCGGGTAAAGGACTAACCAAAAGTATAGAAGGTATCCAAAAAGACGGAACGGCTGTAGCGCATCAGAAAGCACAAGAGCGGATTAGAGAAAGAAGAGAAGCAGAATTTAGGAAACAAAATGCGTTAATAAAAGCGTTAGAAGACTGGAAACAAAAGAAACAGATTAGTGAAGAAGAAGCAAAGCTAAAGATTGATTTTGTAAAAAAATACGGCGCTAAAGAATGGGAAGCAGTTTTGAAAATTAAATTAGATATTGAGAACCTTCAAAGAAAAGACAACGAAGATTTTCAACATGATTTAAATGAAGTACGTAGGGTGCAGTTTTATTGTTTTTTAATAGCTGCAGTTATAGCATGGTATTTAACTTGGGGTTACAAATGGTAGACTTTTTAAAACACTTGGTTACTGGTAAAGATAACGAAACACACGATATCGGTCGTTGGTCTTGGGTAACTACAACTATAGCCACTATTGCCGGTGCTGCATGGAATGCGTTTCATAATGGCGCTATGGATTTAATGGGCTTTGCTCAAGCTATCGGTATTATTTCTGGTGCGCATGGCGCTGCCGTTATGATGAAAAAAGATACTGAACCGGATCCACAATGAGTTTTTTAATTTCTCTATTTACAGGTGGATTTAGTGGTTACTACAAAATTGCACTATATCTTGCTCTTGTATTTAGCGGTTACTACGTTGAGCATTTGCGTTTTGTTCATTATGTGGATGAGCAAACTATTGTGGCGCAAAAGCAAGCAGATGATACCGCAGCCAAAGAGAAAGAAGCGCAGTTAATTACTAAAGGAGTTCAAGATGCGTATGAAGCTAGGATTGCTAATATCCATACTATGTATGGCAGGATGCTCAACACCCGTAGCGGTGCAGTGTCCTCAACCCCCAACGCCACCATCACAGTTAATGGAGAAACCCATAACGTTTTATCTGTTGCCGAAGAATGCGCCGCAACAACCCAACAACTAATATCCCTGCAAGACTGGGTAAACCAACAGATCGGATTATATGAACGTAGATAATTTAAAAGCACTAGGTATTGATGAGAAATGGCTTCAGCCTTTGCTTGATACTTTTATTAAATACAACATTAGCACGACCCAGCGTCAAGCTTCTTTTATAGGACAATGTCAACATGAATCAAACAATTTCAGAACTTTGGAAGAGAACCTTCATTACTCTGCCGATGGACTTATGCGTACATGGCCCTCAAGATTTCCTAGTCGAGATGTGGCTGAACAATTTGCAAACAATCCAGAAAAAATCGCTAACAAAGTTTATGCAGGACGCATGGGCAACACAGAAGATGGCGATGGATGGGCTTACCATGGCAGAGGTCTTATTCAACTAACTGGGCGTGACAACTACACAGCAGCTGCGCAATCTTTGGGATACTCTTATATTGATAACCCCGAGCTATTGTTACAGCCTAAGCATGCGGCATTGACAGCTGGTTGGTTTTGGAACAAAAAAGGTTTAAATGAATTAGCTGATGCCCAAGAGTATGGACAGATGACTAAACGCATTAACGGCGGTACACTAGGTTTAGATGACAGAATTGCTAAAATAACTAAAGCAAAACAAATCCTAGGGTAAACCCGCATGTTTAACAAACAAGAATGGCAAAAAGAAAAAAGAAAAGATCCCGCTTATAGAGCTAGGGAGAATAAACTTCAAGCCATTCGCCGTGCAAATAAAGGTACTTCTTTAGAAGATCCAGAAAAAGTGCGAGCTAGAACTAAAGCTTGGAAACAAGCAAATCCCGTTAAAGTAATAGCAAATACTACTAGGCGTAAAAAACATATTAGACTTAGAACGCCAAATTGGTTAACTCCTATTGATTTTGAGCGCATACAAACTCAGTATCAATTAGCGGCTTTATTGACTAAAATAACAAATAGTCCTTGGGAAGTGGATCACGATATCCCATTGTTAGGTAAAAATGTATCTGGTTTGCATGTACCTTCTAATTTAAAAGTAATCCCAAGAAAAGATAATCTTACAAAATCTAACCGGTTTGAGGTGATTTAATGCCGTTACAAAAATTACAATTTAGACCGGGAGTTAATAGAGAAGGCACTATTTACAGTAACGAAGGCGGTTGGTACGACTGCGATAAAATTCGGTTTCGTTCTGGTTTGCCTGAAAAGATTGGTGGATGGACGCAAGTTACCAATAATCAATATAACGGCATTTGCAGGTCTATTTGGGCTTGGTCAGATACTGGCGTAGGCACAGGTAATACTTATATTGGTTTAGGTACAAACACTAAGTACTACATTTATTTTGGTGGTAACTATAACGATATTACTCCTATAGTACAAACTAGTACGCTTACCAACCCATTTACCACTTCATCCGGTTCCTCAACCGTTATCGTAGCGGACAGCACTTATACACCCAGCCGTGGCGACTATGTTGTTTTCTCTGGAGCTAGTTCTGCTGGTGGTATTTTAATTTCTGGTGACTACGCAGTTACTGCAGTATATGGGGCTACAGCATATTCCATTACGGCTTCTAGTACAGCTACTTCTACTGTAACAGGCGGAGGTACGGTTACCGCTAAATATGAATATCCTACAGGTCTAGCGGTTTATCAAACAGGTACTGGTTGGGGTGCAGGTCCTTGGAGTGGTTTTTACGGTACAGGTAGCTCTAGTAATACTGGTTGGGGCGTTGCCGCATCTACAGGTATTGGAGAGCAATTAAGGCTTTGGTCTAATGATAACTTTGGCGCTGACCTTGTTATTGCACCTAGAGGCGGTCCGATATTTTATTGGCAAGACTCTAACGGGTTAAGTACTCGTGCGCAGTACTTAAGTTCTTTGGCTAACTCTACCACTCTTTTAACCGATGCAACTACATTTAGTGCTAGTACAACTAGTATCACAATATCATCTGTTAATGCTCCGTATGTTTACCCTTACATGTATATTACAGGTTCTGGCATAACTGCTGGTACATATATTACGGCTATTAATAATTCAACTGGCGTAGCTACAATATCTGCGCCTACTACATCTTCTAGTTCTGGTAACTATAGTATTTCTTATGCAGGAGCATTTGTACCTAAAGAAACTTATCAAGTAATTACTTCGGCAGTTCAAGAATTTATTATTTGTTTTGGCGCAAACTCATACCAACCCGGAACCCCCAATACTACATTTAACTCAATGCTAGTTCGTTGGTCTGACCAAGCCAATCAGTATCAATGGATTCCAGAATTAACCAATCAGTCAGGGGAATATACCTTAACAAACGGATCACAAATTATTGGCGCTAGAGCAACCCGTCAGGAGATTCTAGTTTGGACTGACTCAGCCCTTTACTCTATGCAGTATATTGGCGCTCCATATGTTTGGGGTTTTCAGATTTTGATGGACAACATATCTGTTATGGGTCCAAACGCCATGATTACGGTAAATAACATTACCTACTGGATGGGTCGGGATCGTTTCTACATGTATGACGGTACGGTAAAAACTTTGCCGTGTGCATTAAAACAATACGTTTTTGAAGATCTTAACGCTAACCAATCTTACCAAGTATTTGCCGGTGCTAACGAAGGCTTTAACGAAGTGTGGTGGTTTTATGTGAATAATGAAAGTTCTAGCCAACAAGTTAATAAATACGTTGTATATAATTATTTAGACCAAGTTTGGTATTACGGTAGTATGAATCGCAGCGCTTGGTATCAGACCGGCATTATTCAGTATCCAGTAGCTGCAGACTACAATAGTCGTTTGCTTTATCATGAAAACGGTAATGACGATTCTTCTACGAATAGCACACAACCTATAGATGCATATATACAATCTTCAGACTTTGATATCGGTGATGGACAGCAGTTTGGATTTGTATGGCGTATTATCCCTGACATTAACTTTAATAGTTCTACTACTAATCAGCCATCTGTAACTATGCAGGTTTTACCCCGTCAGTATTCTGGTTCGGCTTATGGGACTGCAGATAACCCAACGGTTCAAAGTAGTCAAAACTTTTCTAATGTAGCAGCTTATACAGTCAACCAATTTACTGGTCAAGTATATACTCGCCTACGGGGTCGCCAAATGGCATTTAGGATTGAGTCAACTGGACTAGGGGTGGCTTGGCAATTAGGTGCGCCCCGTATTGATATTAGACCAGATGGGCGTAGATAATGGCTACACTAGACTACCAAAACTATAATGGCACTCCGCTAGTCCCAACCCCACCAAACTTACCGGTGGCTCCAGACATGTATAGCGGTCAATTTGAAAACCAAATATTAAACGTTTTACGGCTGTATTTCAACCAGTTAAATAACTATACACAAGCAACGGCTACGCCAAGTCACGGTACTACATCCCAAAGACCTACTGCAAAACTACAAATAGGGCAATTTTTCTTTGATACTACCCTAGACTATCCAATATGGTGGAATGGCGTAAAATGGGTAAATTCTAGTGGAAGTGCGGTATGACTGTACCAATTCATGCAACCTTTAGTAAAATTGAAGCAATATTGCCAGCGTTACGAACAGCGCCGCAGGTTGAGTGTATTGAAAAACATCATTTTGCGCCAGGCTTATATGTAAAAGAAATAACTATGCCAGCCGGTTCCATAATAGTGGGAAAGCCGCATAAAACTGAACATTTGTGCATTATGCTTCAGGGGCGTATGAAGTTGCTTATGAAAGATGGAGAAGTTAGGGAGTTAGTAGCTCCTATGACTTTTGTAGGAAAACCTGGTAGAAAGATAGCTTACATAATTGAAACTGTAGTTTTTCAAAATGTTTTTGCAACTGACGAAACTGATATAGAAAAGCTAGAAAATATGTTTGTTGAAAACCCTTTATTAGAAGGAAGTTAATATGGCAATGGTAGATGTAGCAGTAGCTGGCGCAGCCGCCGACGGTGCATTTATAGCCACCGATGCTGGTTTAGCGTTGACTGGTGGCGCTGGATTTGCACTTGATAGTAGTTTGTTAGCTGCTCCAGAACTCCTTGATGGTTCTCTTATGGCTGGTGCGGCTGAGACTTATGCCGGTGCTGCTATGCCCGGAGTTGTTAGTTCCGCTGCGCCCGAAGTTGCTGCTGAAACCGTTAGTGGGGCTGCCCCTGCCGTCACTGCTACTCCAGAAGCCGTTGCTGGACCTTCTGCGCAATTAACTGGGCCGCAAGTTGGTATGAACCCTAGTATTACTAGTGCGCCTGGATTTAATCCAGCTATGAATGGCCCTGTTGGTGGGCTTACTGGTGCTGCTTCCCCTACTGGTATTGCTTCTACTGAGTCTGCTGCTGGGCTTGGTGGGTCTAATTTAACTAGTGTCGGAGCTGATAATTCTTTAGC